CGCCCTTTCGGGCGTCTCTACGGCCTCATCTCAAGTTTCCATTTGGGATGGGTTTGCTTTCTCCTTCTACTGATGCTTGAGACTATGTCTAGACCCGGAGTCGCTTACGACACTACGATATTTGATTCTTCCCCTCGTTATGTTTACGATAGGAATGGCAAATTGACTTCTGTCCAAACGGTTACGGGTCTCGCATCAGCTTGGCGGATGCTTCGCAAACAGGCTTCTGTTACGACTAAACCTCGTGATAAGGGCAAGTTTACGATACCCACGAACTATTTTTGTTCGTGGGGAACGCTTTCGCCTTCCAGAGGAGAAGTGTACTATGCTGCCCCTAAGACTTTGTCGAACGGGTACCAGATAGTACCTCTCGGCTCGGTCCTCGGTTTAACCCGAGACCCCGAGGGGCTCTACTCTCCAGGCACTTCTGTTTGGAACGAGCTTGAAACCAAAGCCCTTAACAAGCTTCGGCAACAAGATATCAACATCGGCGTGAGCTTGGCGGAAGCCAAACAAACTCAGAAGTTGATTATCGATACCTCTACACGAACGGCAAACGCTATTTCTAGTTTGCCTAAGTGGACAAGGGACGCTGCTCGTAAGTATTGTGGTAAGAACTGGAAAAAGGTTCCCAACCAATACTTGGAAGTGATGTACGGCGTGAATCCTCTTCTATCGGATATCCAGGGTGCTGGTGAAGCACTTACTAGGTATCAGGAAAAGGAGGGTTCAGAGTTCCACGTTAAAACGCGGAAGCGCCGTTCTAGCTCGATCGATTATGGCTACAACATTCAGTTCTCTCATACGGGTAAGCACAATGTGCCTTACACGGCTGAGATGACTGTTCGTCTGCGCTATAACCTTTCTTGCCCTATCCTTGCAAAACTTTCTTCTCTGGGCCTTGTGAACCCAGCGGAGATTGTTTGGGAAAAGTTGCCTTACAGCTTTGTGGTCGACTGGTTGGTTCCAGTCGGTTCTTGGCTATCTGCCCTTTCGGGGGCGTGGGGCTATACTTTTCTGCACGGATCTAAAAGTACTTTTTGCACTTTTAGGGAGAGTGGATATCTCGACGCTCAGGCGGTCAATTCAAACGACCTCCTTTCCGCCGCGATAGCCGTAAATGGTACGTACGGTTATTTTCGCCGTACGGTTTACCCATCGTCACCAGTCCCGGGTCTCTATATTAAGAGTCCGGTTTCCCGGCATCACATAGCAGAAGCTTTATCTTTGCTAGCCACCGCATTTAGAAGGTAGTTCCTTCTATTGCGTCTCCTTCAACTTCAAGAGGTATCTGTATGGCTGTTCAGGCCAATCTCACTTTGAACACCAAAGTGTACACTCCGCGTGGGCGTCAGCCCAATGGACCCGTGATGCAATGGGGCCTTATCGACACGGCCTTCGGCAGTGGTTTCACCACTGTCGATGAAAGTGTCGTCGGTCCCGATGCAAAGGGGGTCTATCGTGCGAAGTGGAAGCTCGTGGTGCCGAAGCTGGCCACAGCAGACAGTGCCTGTGCTTGCACAGGCGGCGAACTCGGTCGGACCACCGTCAACATTGAGGTGGTTTCCAATTCCGCGTTCACTACTGCAGATTTAACCGATATTGGCCTTCGTGCCAAAGATCTGGTCGCTTCGGCACCTTTCCAGGTGTCCGTGAACGCCCACGAACCCAGCTGGTAAGCTGGTTTCGGGTTCTGCGGTATCCGTAACATCTATCCTTGGAGAATGTTATGACTGTTACTGTGGTACAAGATGAGACCCTTCGGTCCATCGTCGAGTTACTTGACGATGTAGGGTCTCCGCTCGCTCGAAGGTGTGCTGACCTCTTAAAAACAGGTCAGCATGCTTCGTACTTAGCTCTCGGGTTATCCGATGCTTCGTTCGATACTTTCCGTGAGGACTACCTTGCGCTTGAAGTTGCTTCCAAATATCCCTATTTGGATGTTAATATCGATCGTGAGAAGGTTGCTCTCGAGAAGTTCTTCGAGATTGAGGGTAAGCTGGCACTTTCCGATGGTTGGCTCTATCGTTTCTCAAAGGGCTGGAATAAACACCCGCTCTTGCATGCCGTATTACATACGGCACGTAGAAAAATTGAGAAGCTTCTTGGAGACTTCCATTGGGAATGTGCTGAAGCTTACTTCTCCTTCGGCCCTGGCGCGACTGTTTCATTGCCGCGCCGTAAAGCGAGTACCCCAAATAAGTTCAGCAATCTTAAGCTGACAGTAACACAATCTTGCCTTGATCTCGCCGTTTGGGCAGTATGCCGAAACGAATGCTGGGCTGATTACCTAGCGTCCCGTTATGGGCGAGACCCCAGTGGTTGGTTCCGACTGACCCCTGGGAACAAGGTTGTCACTGTGCCGAAGAATGCGAAGACTGATCGTACCATTGCCATCGAACCTGATCTGAATATGTTCCTTCAGAAAGGGATCGGCGGTATGTTACGCCGGAAACTTAAAACTGTTTCTGTCGATCTCGATGACCAGACGCTTAATCAGCGTATGGCTCGAGATGGTAGTCTTTCGGGTACCTTGGGGACGATTGATTTGTCCTCGGCTTCCGACTCAGTTTCGACTAGGTTGGTTGAAGAACTGGTACCTCCTTCTTGGTTGGATGCGATAAAAGCGTCGCGTTCTGCCAATGGGGTTCTGCCTGATGGTAGCCTCATAAGCTATCGTAAGGTCAGTTCCATGGGCAATGGGTATACTTTCGAGCTAGAGTCTCTGATTTTCTGGAGCCTAGCCGTTAGTACGCTCGAGGTCCTTGGATCTGCGGATCGTCGATTCGCTGTCTATGGGGATGATATTATCTTACCCATAGATTGCGTTGAACCATTCTTGGACGTCCTTTCTTGTTGTGGGTTTTCCCCTAACTCGAAAAAGACGCACACGTCTGGTCCATTCCGAGAGTCGTGCGGTAAGCACTATCTCGCTGGCGACGATGTCACACCATTCTACGTGAAAGACCGCGTAGACTCTGTCGACAGGAAATTCTGGTGGCTTAACACTTTGTCAGTCTGGGCCGGGAAACCGTACCAGTTCTGGCTTCGTGATAACCGCCTTAAGAAATCCTGGGATAGGTGTTTTAACACCATTCCTGACAGTTGCCGAAGGCTTGGGCCTCTGTTCGCTTTCTCTGAAAGTGAGCAGGAGCTTAAGATGAGGGATAGCTGCATCGGAGTTCCTTTCGATGCCGCCAAACCTCACTTGAAACGCAAGGACGGGCTGGAAGGCTTTTATTTTCCAACTCGTATCCCTGTGGATCATGGTGTTGTCTATAATTCAATCGGTACTTTGATTGGATTTTTAGACCGCTTCGGGAGGTTTCAGTTGAGACCTCGGTGTGAGCTCTCCCGTGGAAAAGGGAGAGTCAAGTGGGAGAATTCCTATTCTCTCACACCACAGTGGCAAGAAGTGGGGCCGTGGCTAACTACCGCGGCCCAGGCGTCAGCCTAAACACTTCTTTTCTCCCGTCTTGGGAGTGGGGCGTGCCTTGCACGCATTACGGGATGAG